CGAGCTTCTTCTTGATGGCGTTGACCATCGCAGATGCGATGACGTCCATCTGCTTCTCGATGGCCTTCTGTTGAATCTTGAGACCCTTGACGAGTCCTTCAGCAGAATGAACCGCGGCGTCATAGAGTTCGCTGGATGCGGACTTTCCGAGAGCCTTCGAGGCGTCTTGCAACTGCTTGTCGAGGCTGTTGACCTCATTGACCGCGTTCTTGCCGCCCGCCAGAATCTGGTTAGCGAATGGAAGAGCATCGATACCCTTGGCAAGAAGCTGCTTGTACGCATCGTCGTTCAGACCGAGATCACGAAGCCTCTGAAGAGTGTTCGCGAACTGCTTGGTCTTCTCGATCTGCGTCTTGAGGTCGGACTCATAACTCGCCACCGTCGTTTCCGCCGTGATATCGGGCAGAACCGAGTATTGATCCGTGATCTGCTTCTTGAAGTCATCACGGGTCTTTTTGATGTCGGTAAGAGCCTGTTCGGCAGCCTTGATCTTATCGGTGTACTTGTCGTACTTGTCAGCCAGAGAATCGAGCTTCTTGTGCTCGTCCTTGTAGGCCGTGTTCAGCAGCTTGTAAGCTTCGGCTGCCTTCTTGCGCTCCTTACCGGTAGCCTTGGCGCTCTTGGAAAGCGCCTTGAGCTTGTCGGACATGTCCTTGAACGACTGGTCGATCTGGGCTTTGTTTCCGTCCAGGCCCTTCTTGAAGCCGTCATTGACGTAGTTACCGACCTTCTCGAATTCCTTCGAGGGCGAGTGAATACCCAGGAAGTCCTTCGCTCCGTCCAGAGCAGCACTGGCGACCTTCTTAGCAGCATCCTTGATGACGCCAATGCCGCCCATAATGCCCTTGACCATGCCCTTGACGATGGCGAGAGCCAGACGAACGCCGGCAGCTCCCATTTCCTTGGCGTGAGAATCGATAGCTTTCGAGACACCATTGACGAAGCTAATGATCAGCTTGACGCCGGCATCGATGATCTTCGGAAGGTTCTTGGATATCCCTCCGAGGAAGGCCACGATGACCTTCGTCGCGGCATCGATCATCTTTCCGATGTTCTGAGCGATACCGTTCAGGACACCAGTGATCAACTTCATACCAGCGACGACCATCTTGGGCACGTAGTTCGCGAGTTGCTGAAGCAACATCGTGAGCATACGCAGAAGCGTCGACACTATCTTTGGCGCGAGTTTGTTGATGGCGTTGAGCATCGCCGTCATGACCGCGGTCATAGCCTGGAATATCGCCGGTCCAGCCGTAGCGATCACCTTAGCGAACGCAACGACACCCTTACCGATTCCTTCCATGAACTTCGGGATGAGACCGATCAAACCACCAACGATACCGATGATGGCCGCCGCACCTGCTGCACCTGCTGCCGCTAGAGCCGTGAGGCCCGTGGCGAACAGAAATACACCAGCTCCAGCAGCCAACATGCCGACGCCAAGAACGCCGACAGCGATACCAAGAGCGATCATTAGGGGGACCACCGGAGCGAGCAACAGCGCCGCCGCTCCGAACACCGCAAATACGCCGGCCAACATGAGAAGGGATGTACCGATCTCAGCCAGAGACATAGCTGCGAACTGCTGGAGCACAGGAGCCAGTACGGCCAGAGCAGCCGCAATAACGAGCGTTGCTGCGGCACCCGGAAGGGCCCCGGTCATTAGCAACATGGCGCCTGCAATAATGCCCATCGTGCCGGCGAGCATCGTCATGGCGAGCCCGATCTCTTCCCAGGAATATGCAGCGAATCCAGAGAGGACACCAGCAATTTGCTGGAGGGCGAGAGCGACGATGAGTACACCAGCCGCGGCAAGAGGAGCCGTGGGAGGAATAACGTACAAAGCCGCCGCAATGATGGAAAGAGCGCCTAGCATGACGGTGAGACTGGAACCGATCTCGCCCCAGCTCATCTGAGCCATTTCCGCAAGAGCCTTGGCCACCATACCCAGAGATATGGCTACGCCGAGAACTCCAGCCGCGGCAAGAGGTGCCGTGGGCGGAATAAGCATGAGCGCACCCGTGATGATGCCAAGAGCACCAGCAAGAGTTACCAGACCACGTGCGATCTCAGTCCAAGACAGCTTGGACATGTCGGCTACAGCACTGGCGAGGATCTTGATCCCTGCCGCCAGCAATATGATTCCGAGTCCCTGAGAGATTCCGCCCCCGTCCGCCTTAGCGAACTTGGTGAAGAGAACCAGGCTCCCGAGAATTGCTCCTACGCCGACCAGGCCCTTGGCGAGATCCTGCCAACTGAGCCCCGACAAGTCCGCGACAGCGCTTGCGAGGATCTTGATCCCTGCCGCGAGAGCGATCATCCCCAATCCGGTGGATATCATCCCTGAGGGGTTGGGCATCAGCTTGAGTGCGCCCACAACCAGTCCGAGAACGACCGCAAGACCCGTAAGTCCCTTAGCGAGCTCATTCCAGTTGAGACCAGACAACTGCTTCACTGCCTGAACCAGGATAAGAATGGCCCCGGCGAGAAGGATCAGAGATCCCATCACGAACGGCATCTTGGCGAAGCCAGCAGTACCGATGAACTTCGTGAATATGGTCAGAGCGCCCAGAAGCTGACCGAACAGAACCGTGATCGCCGCGCCAGCCTTGGTGAGGTCGTCGGGATTGATCTTGGCCAGAATGCTCAGGGAGACAGACAGAACGCCAATCGCAAGGGCGATCTGAAGAAGCGTCGCCGCCTTGAGTGTGTTCTGCATCGTGCTGAACGTACCGGTGAGATTTCCGATACCCTCGGATATGGCGTCGAAGATCCCACCGGCGCCGTCCCCGAATGAACCCAGGAACTTCTTGACGATCAGGAACAGACCAGCAAGGAGTCCAGTGTCGAGTCCGGCAAAGAGGGTCTTCATGTCGAAGCCCTCGAACATGCTGCCGAGATCGATACCGATGCTCTGCATAACGCGGGATATGTTGTCCCCGAGCTTAGAGAAGAAGTTTCCGACATTCTTCATGACCGTGAGGGTCTTGTCCCAGGCCTTGGAAACCACATCACCCAGACGTCCCAGAGGCTCGAGTTTTCGAGACACCCCTTCGACGCTCTTCTCAACATCCTTAGAATCGGTGTCCTTGAACAACGACCCGAGGAAACCCGCAAGCTTCTGAATAAGCTTGATCGGGATGGCGAGTACGGTACCGAGCCCCTTGAAGAAGTTGGTGAGGCCCTTGCCCTCCTTGATGCCGTTTCGGAGAGCAACCAGGAAATCACCGATCTTGGCGGTGAAGTTGAGGAATCCGCCGGAGCCCTTAGTGGCTACTCCGACCAAGTCAAAGATAGTGTGGACAACGGCCTTGACGACATCGACCGCAATCCCAAATATCGCGAAGACACCCGCGAACGTCCTCTTCAGTTTGTCTGCTGTGTCGCTCCCGATCTTGAGCTTCTCGGTGAAGTCCCGGAAGGACTTGGTCATGTCGGCAAGCTGCTTCCCGGTGGTGGCCGGGAATATCTGGCGAAAAGCGTCCTTGATCGGCTTGATAACCGATCCGAGAGCCTTGAACGAGTTGCCCAGACCATCGATGAGAGCGTCTCGTCCGCCGAACTTCTTCCACTCCGACAGCATCTTGTTCCGGGCGTCGGAAGAATCCCCGACCAACTTACCGATGGACTTGCTGACTCCTGTAAACAGGCCCTTCGCTTCGGTGAAGTCACCGAATATGAGCTGCCACGTGGTAGCCCAGCCGGAGCCGAGAGCTTCTTTCGTGGTGTCCATCAGTTGGGTGAAGGTCTTGACCTGGGTTGCGGATTCCTTCGCGACCTTGGCCTGGGCCTGGATCATCTTGATCTCGGCCTTGTTGAAACCTTCGGCCTTGAGCTGGGCATCGGTCATGTCACCGGTGAACTGCTTCAAAGTCTGAAGCAGAACCTTGTCAGTGAGCCATGGCTTCTGCCCCGGCTTCATCCTGATCGATTCGGTGAATGACTTTCCTTCGACCGTGACGGTCTTCATGGCGCCCTTGAGCTTTACCGCGCCGTCCTTCAGCGTTCCCAACTTCTCGGCGTTCATAGCCAGAGCGCGCTGGAAACCACTACTCGCCATGCCGGCGTTCACGACAGAGGTCCAGTCCTCCATGGTGACGGTGCCGGAGGAAATGGCCTGTGAGAGCTGATACATGACGTGTGACGCGCTCTCGGAGTTGGCCCCTGCCATAGCCGCAACGTTGGCGATACCCTTGATCGCCGCGGTAGAGGTCTTCAGGTCGACACCGGCAGAAGTGAAGGTGCCGATGTTCTTGGTCATTTCCGAGAAGCTGTAGATCGTCTGGTCGGCGTAATGATTCAGCTCATTCAGAGAATGCTTGACGTCGTCGAGCGTCGTTCCAGCCTGCTGAGTGTTAGCCAGGATCGTCTGGATCGAGTTGATGTTCGTCTCGTACTCTTGGAACCCCTGCATGATGGGGCCGAAAGAGAACGAATTCGCCATCCGGAGACCAGCCTGGGCAGCCTGCGCTCCGATGCTCATGAGAGCCCCGGTAGCCATGGTTCCAAGCGCCGAGAATTTACCGGCTAGTGTCGAAACGGCGCCCTCGATCTTCTGGAGCGAAGACGCGGCCTTGTCAGCCTGCCCCGAAGTCGAGGACAGTCCGCTAGTGAACTGCCCGAGGGAATTCCGCCCCTCGCTCACCTTGGAACCGAAGCTCGTCACGTGACCCACCAACGAAGAAAATCCGCTGGAGAGCTTACTGATGACTCCGTGCGAGGCTTCGATCTTCTGGGTGAAAGAAGACGCCACTGTAGAGGACTGCTGAACGCTGGTCGTGAACTGCCCAAGGGCGTTCCGGCTGTGCTCCATCTTCGAGCTGAACTGGCCGGCAACGGTGGAGACCCCCGCGAGACCCTTCGTGGCCCCCTGCAACTGCAAGCCCTTGTTGAGAGCCTCGAGAGAGCGAAGAGTCTGCTGAACGCCACGTTCGAACGCAGCATTCTCAAACTTCATTTGAACGACGCGCTCGTCAATAGAGCTCATGCGGAGGTCACCGCCTTCCATACCTTGTTAGCGATTTGGTCGAATACGGGCCTCATGGCCGGGTTGATGTAGTCCTGCCCTTGAACATACCCACCGGTGCCCGTTCCGTGCCCGTACTGAAGCATGATGGCAACCGGAAATCCGTGCTCGATGTCCTTGTTGGTCCACTTGATCGTGACAGACCTGCCGGAGTGTTCGATCTCGTATCCCCACGAGTCAGCGGCCAGCCCGGAGTCAACCGGAGTCCCCGAGATCAGAGCATTCACTCCTTCTCTGGCAGAAGAGTCCAGGGACTTGTAGACGTCCCCTCTTGCCATCTTCTGGAGGAATGCTTCTGTTCTCTTGGTGGAGCCGCTGACCGTAAAGCTGACCCATTCGGCTCCCATTTTGACTACTCCAGACCGGTCATCTTGCGTCCGAGTCCGGAGAGCGAGGGGTTGCCGACTCGGAGCGCTTCGACGCTCTCGAAGTAGACACGGATGACGTAGGCCTCGTCCGTCGTGTAGTTGAACGGCTCCTCGGTGAGAGGATCGGTTCCGTCCGAGGGGTGGTTCGCGAGCCATGCCGCGATGGATTCGACCTTGGCGAGGGCGCTGCGGACCGACATGACAGCGTCGGCCAGCTTCATGTCGAGCGTGCCCTTGTCGACGTTGTAGCCGAGACTCATTAGGCGTCCTCCTTAGGAAGCGGATTCGTAGGTGAAGTTACCCCGGATGTAGTCGGTGGAGGCCCATACCCAGGGAGAAATGGAATCGACATCGCCGGGGTTGACGGGAGTGCCGCTGAACATACCGCCAGCCATGCTCAGGATGAGGTTTCCGGTGCCACTGGTCTTTGCCCGAGCCATCATCGTGGTGCTACCGCTACCGCCCGACTGCATGTGGATGAACCCCATGGAGTCGCCGGATCGGGCAGCAGTAACCGGAAGACTGAACAACCAGTTGTCCGTCGTAGTGGCGGAAGCGCCAAAGTTGGTGGTGCTTCCGAACACGATCTCGAACTTGCAGTCGACCTTCCGGCCGTCTTTGAAATAACGACAGTCGACTGTGGCGTTTCCGAGCGAAGGAAGATGCAGACCCGAAGAAGTGGTCCACGTCGGAGTCCACGGAGTAGATGCTCCGAATTCGGTGTGCACCTTCTGCCATGCTGTCCAGCCACCTGCAGACGTCGCTGTACGGAACCACTGAACCGGGTTTGTAGAGCCACCGACATGCTGGGTGAATGTCTGCCGACCGAAGTCGGTACCTTCGATGTAGGTGATGACCTCGCCGGCCATGCCCGCGAAGTCCCAGCTCGATGAGGTAGCGGTGGTGTAGTACAGCCGAGACAGGCCGGCCGGGTAGTTACCCCGGGTCGTGGCCTGAGTGAAGCTTGCTGCGGTGAGCTGGACCATGAGCATCATCTGAGCCCACGAGGTCCAACCACCACCGCCTACAGAGGAGTTGTACTCACGAACCCACGCCTTGGTAGATGCTGTACCGCCAGAGTTTTCGTAGAATATCTGAGCGGTTCGGGTGGAGTCGATGCTCTCGGTGACGATGGTGCCGGCGCCGCCGTTGGGGGTCCAACCGGATCCCGCGGAAACCGACTGAAGCGAAGTGGCGTAGGGCCAGGAAGCAGGTGTGGCTGATTCCGCGATGCCGCTGACGATCTGGACCTTGTAGCCGGGAATCGACGCGAGACCAGCCGGCGTAACTGCTCGAACGGTGTCCGTTCCCGCCTGAGTTTCGGCCGAAGTGGCAAGCTCGACAACACCGGTAGCCGCCGTGGTGGCATTTCCGATGGTGCCGGCGTCGATAGTCGTTCCGTCGTACTTGGTGAGGATGAGATGGTTCGCTGAGTTGAACGTGGCACTCATGACCATGCCGTTTCGAATGGCCAGCATGGCCTCGGCGGTCAACCCTGTGACGGTAGCCATAGGACCACCTTTCTATTCGGAACTGATGGTGTAGGTGTCCTCGTCGATGAATACGGCGGTAGGCGAGGTGATTTCGAACGTCTCTTCATCGAGCATGCGAATAACGTCGAACGGAGCAATCGCCGTCCACGTCCCGTCACCGTTGTCGATGATGGTGAGCGAGGATATGGTGTCGTACGCCGCGATCAGATCATCCAGCGAAGGAAGTCTTGCCTGGTCTTCTTCGGTGCCGTAGAGAATATCCTCGACTGCCGAGATCACCGAAGGATCAGTGGTTCTGGTGTCGAGAATAACGTGCGCTGTTGGGCGATAGCCGTCCATAGTCGGCGGCTTGCACGTGATCTTCCAACTGAAGTCTTCGGGGTCGGTCTGCTCGGTGTACGTTCCGTTCGACCGTTCCGACGGCGCCGCCAGAGCGTTGTAGATGATGTGGAGTTTGTACCCCGCCGAGTCGTCCAGATCATTACCGATCATCGTTCGGTATGAAATGCTGAACGACTTCCGCCGCTGATGCGCGAGAAACAAACCAGAACGGATCTGGGATGTTCCGTTGCACACAGCGAATTCGTCAGGATATGTGAAGGCGGTGATGGTGCCCTCGAATTCCTCCGGGGAGGAAAGCGTCAGGTACTTGACCCCATCGATGTAGAACGATTGGGGGTCACCGCCGGAAGGGTTTTCGGTGACAGATGTCAGGCCGTTCCAGGGGACTCCGGGGTAGCCATCGACATACAGAACTCCCCGGTCAACTCCGGCTTCGAAATACCGGGAACCTGGAGCGTTCCAGTCGAGCCTTGACACGACAATATCCCCCTCTCATCCAGTAGTACCCAACTGGGCTCGTCGTTGCGCGTTCAGGTCTCGGTGCTGCTGAGCCAGCTTCGCCTTACTCATCTTCTTCTGAGGCTTGTTCTTCTCGCTGAACACCTTGATCAGAGTGAACAATCGGTTGAGGTTCCACTCCTCACAGGACTTGTCAATGCCTGAGGAGAACATCCAGTAGTAGATGACTTCGGAGGTGATGATCTCTTGACTGGGTTTCTGATTGGGGTCTTCAGTGAACCAGGTGGCCGTCTGCTTCGAGTCCAAGTAGGCATCGATCTCCCTGACGTTGCTCTCGGTCAGCGCGAGAAAAACCTCGTCAGGTACATCGGGCGTGATAGTCATCAACTTCACATACCGAAAGATCTCTTCGGCCGTCTTGTCCTTGGTGTGCAGGAAAGGCTTCTGGAATTCTGACTCCCATTTTGACAGGGAGACCAGAGAGTGCTCCATCTCAAGCTTAAACGCATCAACAGTTATGAACTCTTGAGTCTCCTCGTTGAATCCTTCGGACATTGGAACGATTAGTTCGAGCACTCTCTGGCCTCCTTTCTGCCCAGAGACACCTACTACGAGAAGGTGATGGTCCAGTCGTTGTCCTTGCCGGCCGGGAACTTGTAGCCGGCCTGCGGCTGGGCCTCGACGAAGACGTCCTCGGTGATCGGGCCGAAGGCGCCAGCCGGAACGAGCTCGCCGTCGACGTAGTAGTCGACACCGGTGATCGACGGGATCGTGACGATGTCCGTCGACGCGTTGTAGGTCGGCATGGTCGGGGTGACGCTGGTGACCGAGCCGGAGAAGAACGCGATGACCTCGGTCGGCGTGGGGAGACGCGGGTCCTGTCCGACGGTGCCGTACAGGGCGTCCTCGAGCGCCGCCAGAGCCGTTGCGTCCACCTTGGTGGAGTCGATGACCATGCTCGCCGTCGGCTTGTAGGGCTTGCCGGTGGCCGGGTCCGTCCCGCTGACAGCGACCGGAGTGGTCGTGAACTCCCACGAGAACGCCATCGCCTCGGGCGAGTCATTGACGGTCGCGTAGGCCTTCTCCGACGGGGCGGCGAGGGCGTTGTAGACCAGGTGGAGCTTGTAGCCGAAGTCGTTGCCGGAGACGTCGTTGCCGACCTTGGTCCGGTACGACAGACCGAAGGTCTTGCGGGACTGCTGCCCCATGTAGACGCCGGCCTGCGGAGTCGCGGTGCCGTCGCACTGGGCGAACTCGTCGGGGTAGGTGAAGGCCTCGATCGTGCCGCCGAACTCCTCGACGGACAGCAGGTTGAGGTACTTGATGTTGTCGGCGTACTGCGGGTTGGACTCGGCGCCGGACGGCGACTCGGTGAGAGTCGTCAGACCGTTCCAGGCGTAGCCGTTGTCGTAGACGCCGGAGGTGTTCGGGATGTACAGGACACCATGGTCGACGCCGGTCTCATAGAGCCGTTCGCCGGTGGCGTCCCAAGCGAGCTTGGACATGCGCTACTTCCTTTCAGAAGTACAGGGTGAACACGTAGTGGTGTAGGTTGTCCGCTGTGAATATGCGGTTGAGATTCGACAGCGGAAGCTGAGCGACATCGTCAGGAATAAGAGTGTCTGGATTCCTATCGATGATCGTCACCTGATATCGCTTGGTGCGACTGTATGGGTGATTGCCGGCGAACTCAGTCTTCGCGTTGTCCTGGGCATACACAATACAGGGGTACTGCATAGCCAGGTTGGAAGGGGGTTGGAAATATACGTTGGCCGATCCCAGCGTCTCCACCAAAATCGCGTGAAGCTCGAGGCGCTTAGGGTCTGGGGCCATTGTATACACCCCCTAGCCTCAGAATAAGGCGGGGGCTCTGTACCTCGATCTCAGAGACCGACCACAAAGCCCCCGCCCACTGAACATAGCGAATAGCAAAGAAATGCTCGTTCGCGTAAGCATCAGCAACAATGCTGACAGAATTACTCACCGAGAGGTCATTGTTGACGCTCTCACCTTCCCTGAACTTCAGCGAATTCCGAATCACGTCTCCGAAATGGGAGCGTTCGTGAATCTGGTCTTCGTGCACGCCGGGGGAGGTTTCTACAGTTACACCGTATCCCACCTTTCCAGAAAATCGTGTCATGACTTGGGCCGCCTAGCTTAGGCGTGCTTGCGCGTGAACTGCCAGGACGCCGTGGCCTCGTTCGCGATGAAGCGACCGGCAGCCGCGACGGCGTAGACGGTCGTGGACTGACCGGCCGCGAGAGCGGTCTGGGCGCCGGCGGTGAGCGTGGTGCCCGCGCTGTCCTTGTAGACCAGACCGGTGACGGTCGGGATCGTGGCGACACCAGTGGTGGCGTTGAAGCCCGGCTCGACCGGGACGACCTCGGTGTCAGCCGCGGCGGTCTTCATGACGACCAGGGCGGACTTCGGCTTGAGGAGAGCGCCGGACATGCGGGTCTCGATCAGGTACTTCTGCTGGTTGTAGTCGATGTCGAAGTCGTCGAAGAGGCTGACCTCGCCGCCGCGGTCCGTACCGACGTTGTAGTCGTCGAGGTTGACGATGATGCCGATCAGCCCCGCGACCTCCTTCATGACCTCGACGGTGACGATCTGCTTGACGCCGAGAGCGTCAGCGACGGCCTGCTTCGTCTCGTAGAGGCGCCGGCCCATCTGGTCCTTGGCCTTGAGGAACTTGTTGAGCTCGGGGATGGTGGTGAAGAAGGTCGGCGTGCCGGTGCCCTTGTAGTACTCCATGCCGTCCATGACGACGTCCACGACCTCGTCGTAGGTGGAGTCCGCGTCGTCGACGTTGACGTTCAGCGTGGTGACGAAGAGCTCGTGGTCGTTGAGGATCGAACGGATGCCGTCACCGGCCGCGCCGATCGGCTCCTTGACCTTGTCCTCGTCCGCGACGTTCCGGCCGTCACCGATGAGGATCGCACGGGCGATCTCCTCCTCGAGCATGAGCCGCATCTCGGCCTTGAGGAAGGCGACGATGTCGAAGTCCGTGATGTCGATGATGTCGTCACGGTCGAGCTTCTGCTTCTTGTAGAGCGTGGTGGGGCCGGTGGTCCGCTTCGTGACCCCGAACCACTCCTCGAGCTTGTAGTTGCCCTTGATGTAGCCCTTGGCGCGGGCCTCGTCCTGGGTCAGGTCGGCCGCGAAGGTCTTGATCCGGGAGAACGGGGTGTGTCGAGTACCGCCGAGGACGGTGGCCACCCACTCGGTCCGACGCTTCTCGAGCTCGATCGTCCCGGTGGCCATCTTGGCGTCCGGGAAGAGGATGTCGATGTTGTCGATGCCGTGCTGGAGGGTGTCGGCGTAGTGCTGGACCGCGTCTCGCAGCGAGCCGCACTTGACGGCGTCCGCGAAAATGCCCTTGATGGCGTCGTGGCTCAGAGCAGCGGACTTGTTGCCGCCCTCGGTCTTGTCGGTGGACTGGTCGAACACGTTGCGCGACATGTTGTCGGCTCCTTCCTTGTGGGTGAGGTCGCCCTCGCCGGGCTTGTCGGAGTGGGCGGCGTCGGCCGCGGCGTTCTCGAGGGCCACGCCGATGAGGTAGTGAACGACGTTCTGCTCCTCCTCGGACATGCCGTCGTAGACGTCCTGGACGGTCATGTCGGCCGCGTGCTGCAGGCCTTCGTCATCGTCCTCGTCATCGGCGAAGTCGTGCTGGTCGTCGTCCTCGGTGTCGAGAGCGTGCTCGAGCTCGAGTCCGGTCTTGATGATGGCCTCGTCGTCCATCTCGGTGATCGAACCGTCACCGTGCTTGATGTTGACGAAGTCGATCACCGCGCCGGGGTTGGCGCCGGCCAGCACCAGGCTGACCTCACGGATGTTGCCGTGGGTGACCTTCTTGCCGGTCTCCATCAGGTTGTTGGCGTAGATCGACAGGTGCTTGATGTCCCGGTGCTTGACCATGGACTTGGCGTTCTGCCCCTGCGGCGTGTCGTTGAAGAACGCGTAGGCGTAGATGCCCTCGTCGCGGTGCTCCAGGACCGCGTGTCCCAGGACGTTGTCGATCTTGTTGTGTCCGTGCTGGTACAGCAGCGGGACCTGAACCTGGTCCATGTGCTCGAAGGCGCCGGGCATGATGGTTCGGCCGTCGGTGCACTTGAGCCCAGCCTTGGTGGCCCAGCCGCCGAAGTCGGCTTCCAGAGTTACTGCCATTTTGACTGTCTCCTTCCTACTTCGATGTGTTTCGCCGGGCTCCGACGGAGCCGTCCTTGCGCATCTTGGCGATCCGCTCTTGAATGGTCTTGATCTTCTCGTTCAACGACTTGATCTGAGCCTCGGGAGTATCGAGCTTCTCCCTGCGCTTCTTGTCAGCCTTGGCCTTCGCAGCTTTCTGCGCAGCAGTGAGCTTTTCGGTCTTACCCGATGACTTCTGCTGAGAAGCGGACTTCGTGGGGTCCGCTTTCTTCGTTTCGACGCCACTGCGCTTCTGAGCAGCTTCGGTGAGCTGCTTGAGGACAGCACGAAGCTTTTCGAGACGTCCCTTGAGGGCCGCGATCTGGGCTTCTTGCTTCTTCCGCCGTTCGGCCTGTCGCTGGGCTCTCGTCTTCTTCGGAGGCGCCTTAGGGCGAACAGCACCCTTCTTGCGGCCCTTCAGTTTCCGAGTTCTCAGGTAGTACTCACGCCGCTTAATCGCGTCGTAGTTGTGAAGGAGCTCGTCATCCATCTTCGATACCGAGATCCGCGAAGATCTGGTCGAGCGTGGCGTTGAGCTCATCCAGGCCACTCGACACGACGTCGGCACCGGGGTCGTCAACAGCGTCCGCGTTGGGATCGCCGGCGACATCGGTTGCATCTGTCGGCGGAGCAGCACCTGTACCCATGTCGGTTCCAGGCTGAGGCATGTTGCTGTTCACGAGCTGATCAGCCTTCGGATCCTGAGAAGGCTTGAACCCGATGCCCTGACGGATCTCGTTCGAGCTGAGGATCTCGTTCCGGGTGAACTTGTCGGCGATCTCGGCAATATCAGCCATCGGAACCAGAGCGAACGGGTCACGGAAGTACATGACCGATTGGCCCTGCGTCCGAGCTGTCTTCGTCAGGAAGGCGCGCCTCATGGCCTCCGTGACCGCCTGAATAACAGGCTGGATCGTCCGACTGTAGTAGTTCAGCATGGCCTTCTCGTCGGCCGTGCCGTTCATGACCTCAGGAGTCAGACCGAGTTCGCTGTAAAGCTTGTCGGTCAGATACTTGATCTGCTCCAAGAGGTTGTTGTCCACCGGGCGGTTGAGCTGAGTGATCTTCTCGGTACCGTCGGTGTAGGCGATACCGTACTTGCTCCCCTTGAGCTGGAACTCAATATCCTTACGGCGCTGTTCGGCCTGCTGGCGTCGAGCGTCAGTCTTGATAACGTAGGGGAGCTGAATGATCATGTCGAGCTTGCCGGAACTGGAAGCTTCGTCGACCGTGTCAAGCATGGTCAGCTTCCGGGTGAGACGCTTCAGCGTAGAGTTCGGCTCGTTCATCACCGCGTAAAGCGGATTTTCAACGATGGCCGTCATCTGCTTCGGAACCGTTACGATCTTCGTCTCGCCGAGACGCTGGTCATAAAGACTCACCCGAACGTGCCCTGGTTGCCAGCCTACGATCTCTCCTACTCGGAGTTGCTGAATATCGTAGCCGCCAGTTTCAGTAGGACTGAGACTCGTCTCGACAGGGACGATCGCGATGACGCCCTTTTCGAAAATGGTGTGAGCTATGTCCTGTCGGAACTGGCGAGGGAGCTGATCCAAGTTCGGGTCTACGGTCAGACAGTCATGAAGACCGCTGGTCGTAATATCGTTGAGGTACCGGCCATCAGCGTCAGTCCGGACATGCCTGATGTCGATCCCCGAAACATCGATACTGAGTCGGGTGTAGATCGACGAGATGAGCGTTCGTTCGTTGCCGTAAGAGGCACGACGGCGGTCAGGAGGGCTGTAATAACCCAGCGTCGCACCGGTGGTGTGAAGCCCGTCAAGGTAGTCCGGATCCGTGAAAACATTCCAACCGTGGCGAATGGTGGACTTAACACGTGAAAACAAGTTTGCCATGAGTCACCTCCTCTCTGAACTAGTGGCTCGGAACTAACCGATCCCCATGTCTCGAAGGAGATTCCGGGCGGCCTTGTGTCCGTTGGGGTCGGCGGCCTTGGAGTAGGCCTTCTTACCCGCTTCGAAAATTGTCTTGTCGATGCCGGCCTTGTGCGCATAGAGGGCACCACCGACGATGATCGCCGTAGCCGCGGAGGCATACTGCGAATTGCCCCGGAGGATATGGCTGGTACCCCGAATACCCTTACGGGTACTGTTGACCACGTTCTTGCGCTTGCGTTCGGACTGAGCCTTGGCTGCGTGCTTGGACGTGTCCTGGCGATCGAGGTGATGGTCGAACGCCTTCTTGTAGGCGGGGTTGTTCTTGCTCCTACCCTCGACGGTTGCCTTGATCAGCTTTCGTCGGGTGCCGGCGCCTTCACCGTAGAACTGCTTGGCTCGGGCGAACTCTTTGGCGTCCTTCTTGGCGGACCGGTTGGTGCTACGAGAAACACCAGGAGGACCGTCATGACGAACGCCCCAGTGCATGCCCTTCACGCCGTAGTGTATGACTTCTCCGTCGGCGAGAGAATTCAAGTACTCGTCGCTTATCGGAATGAAGCCTGGTTCACTACTCAATTGCAGGAGTTTCTCGTCCAGTGCTTTCTTACTCGGGAAAGCCGAGGGGACAATAAAACCCGGAGTTCTACTCACGCTATCTCACCTCCTTGAAAGGCGTGGGGTCTACGCCAAGTTCCTGGTGCAGGGCTTCACCCCAGGCCTTAACGTAAGGGGGCGGATTGGATCCCCAGTGGTAGTTGCTAAACAACTCGGCTTCGAGTTCCCCCAAAGAACCAGAAGTTCTGGCGTAACCCGAAATATCCAGGACAGACACTCCATCTCTCCTGGCTACTTTGGCTGCGGCTTTGAGGGCCTTGTCAAGTGCTTTGACCTTACTACCTACACGCTTGGGGCCGAGAAAGCCGTTAACAGGCTTTTGATCCGAGTGAAAAACCGAATGAGCACTCTCGTGAGTGAGAAGCGCTCGTGTGTTTGCGGTTCCCGGTGCCATCCAACCCGACGACTCCGCCTCGCTCAAGACCGGGGTGAAATCTTTCTTCTGCATGAAGATTGTCCCGTGAACTGCGCCCTTAACGAGGTTGACGTTCTCTACGTAAGCCAGAGTTCCCGGGTACTCGGGGTGATCAGGACCGATTGTCTTCACTGTGTTGATGTCGTAGCCATAACGATCCCGTATCAGGTTCGTTACTTCGACGGCGGCATCTCTGGTCTTCTTATTGAAGCCCGAGTCCATAGCGAGCCCACCAGATGTGAAACGATTCGTTCCGTCATCTTCCTTCCGGACACCCCAGTGCATCCCCTTGACACCATAGTGCACCACCTTGTCTTGAGGATTCTTCTCCCATTTTGACATAGAGGATCCCCCCTTACAGTGATGAGATGTCGTAGATGCCCTTGCGGTTCTGCTTGGAGAAGGTCGGCCCATCGGTAGCCATTCGGGGGAGACCCATCGCGTTAGCAGCGGCAGCTCTCCCTCGGTTGGTCTCAGCCTTGACGGCGATGTGCTGAACAGCGATGCCGGCGGCCAGGCTGGCGAGTGTTCCGGCAACTTGGGCGCCGACCTTCAGCTGTTCTCGGTACTTCACCGAGGTGGACGCCAGGATGATGGAACTTCGAACTCGCCGCCGGTACTTGAACTCGTTCTTCCGAGCAGTTGCGAGGTCTTGGCCCTTGTTCATCCGGCGGTTGATCCTCTTGACACCGCCCTGACCGTGGTTCTTCCGGTCTGTCTTCTGGTGGTTCTTGGTGTAGCCGGCGTTCGTCGGGGTGTTCTTTCGGACACCCCAGTGCATCCCCTTCACGCCATAGTGCGTGATCTCACTGGGGGAGTTCATGGTCCGACTTCTTGTGCGCGGCGAGCGCGAGGGTGATCAGGTTGGCGGATCCGTACGCGTTGAGGATGTCGCCGACCTTTGCCTTTCCGGTGGCGAGACGCTTCTCTGCGGCCCGGATCTTCTCCGCTCGGTGGGCCGAGTTACCCTTCAGACCTCGCTTGGCGAGACCGTAAACGCTCGATGTACTAGCGGCTCCGATCTTGTCCCTGAGAGATCCATTGCCCGACGCCACCCGCTCGAGACGGCTCGCAGCCTTGTTGAGGTTTCCGGTGTGCGCCTTTCGGACGCCCCACTTCATGCCCTTGACACCATAGTGGATGAGCTCATCGCCCATTTTGCAAACTCCTTTCAGGGGCTCAATCAAACGCGTCTTTGTTCAACTTGTACGCAACGAATGCGTCCATCATTGCGGCCACGTTGTCGATCTTGGCTTCCTGTCGCTTCTTGAGAAGCTTACGGTTGCCGTTTGTGTCTTCCATGGTGATCGCGTTACCCATGGCGAATGTCATGAGCCCTTGATCAAAAATGAGCAATCTTGATCCACTAAGAGCCTTGAGTTCCCCAAGCGGGACAGACTCAGTCCTCGCCCCCTGAATCACTTTCTCGATGCCGTATGGGCCGTTCTCCGCTTCCCAGCGGGCGACGAACTCCTTAGCGTTGTAGGGGTCGAAACCAAACGCGCGCACGTCATAGGCAGATTCCTGGATGAACGCATCCAGGTCATCAAATACCTCCATCATGTCGAGGATCGTGCCCTCGAGAACATGGAGGCTTCCTTCGTTGATGAACTCCTCGTACTTCTGGCGCATAGCTCCCGGCAGCTTCATCAGCGTCAACGACGTAATGTAGCTTCGGGTCTTTACGCCGAATTTCCCATCTCGCAGTGGAAAGAGGAATGTGAATGCACAGAAGTCATCACCCTGGGAAAGGTCAGCGCCAAGTGCACAAGGCATCTCCCAGAATTCGCGGTAAGGATGAGGCAGAGTCTCCTCGTAGGTGAAGAAGTACGTGTAACCCTCCATCGGAATCCCGAAACGCTTCGCCAGAATGTCGTTCCTGGCCGCGGGCGCCTTCTCGGCTCGTTCAACGTCGAGTTGGTATACGTCATACGTTACGGTCTTCCCGAGATTTGGGTTGGCCTTCAACCACATAGAGGGGTCGCCGACTTCCTCCAACTCGTCAAGCTTGTAGTGCCAGATCGAGACATGGGGCGCGTTGTAGTCACCCTTGAGAATGTCTTGAAGCTCAAGCTTGATCGTGTCGCCGCTACCGTTACGGACGGTTCCCTCTGAACTGACTGCCACGATAAGGTAGTCGTCCAGCTTAGAGGCGCCCTGTTCGATAGCACCGATGACGTCTTCTCGCAGATCTCCGGATAGCCACTCATCTACAGTTGCTACCTTGGTCCGGAGACCCTGGAGTTTGTTGATCGTCATCGGTCGGATCTCGAGCATCGAACCCGTCAGGAAGTTCTCGATGCCCTTCTTGGTCGCAGCCAGTTTGACTCGGTTGGCTTTCGACCCCGTGGTGTTCTGGAGCGATCCCTCTGTGAGAAATGCGAAGAGAGGACCGCGGCTTCGGACGATGGAAGTCCGAACGGGGGACATGACCTCTTCGGCCTGCTTCATCGTCGGCGCCGTTGTGATCTGGTGCGTCGTCGCGGCGTCGATGTTGAGGAAATAGCTCTGCAGACAGGACTCGTAAAGCGACTTTGCCGCACCTCGAGCAACGATGAGGTACTGCTTGGTTGTCAGGCGCTTCTTGATGACCTTGTCTACGTAGCGACCTCCGCCCCCGTTCTCTCCGGGGACATAAACGCTGCGGTTGATGAAGTGGTACCAGCAGAAAATCTGTTCTGCCCAGAGTTTGAACGAGTCGAGCAGGTGAAGATCTGTGCCATCGGTGAGGGTGAGCTCGCCTTCGCAGTACTTGACAAAACCTTCTACCGGATCCGGATCATAGTAGATGTTCGGGTTGGCGATGAGTGCGTCGATACGGTTCATCTCCAACGAGACTTCCCGATTGACAGGAATATCGCCTCTGATCACCGCGTCACGGAATCTCCCATAGTAGAAAGGAGTAGCCGTGTTCGACAGAGCCATCGTCAGCCCTCCTTTCTACTTCTCGAGAGCTCGACGGATGAGCACCTGAGCGCCGGCGCCTGCTGCCGCGGAAGTTCCTCCGGAAGCATAGGCAGCTCCGGCCTTTGCAGCCACCTTGAACCCGGTCTTCAAGTTCTTGCCTGTCGGAGTGTCCATGAACTTGCGTACGTTCTCGTAGGTCTGACCGATAGCGAGGTACTTTTTCACCTGGTCATGACCGCGATCGACCGCGGACCTTGCGGGCGGCTGCGACATCATCTGGGAATACTGCCGCTCGAGATTCATCCGCTCGAGAAACTGCCGCATCTCCTGGTTGGAAAGCGACCCCGTTCCCTTGGTCTGAATCTTGTCGTGGAGGCGGCTTGCGTTCTTGGCGTCGGGAGAAAGGCCGGCCGTGGGAGACTTGCCCGAGGAAGAAGATCCCCCGGACTCGCTCTTGTGGACGCCCCACTTCATGCCCTTGACGCCGTAGTGGGTGAGGGAAATGTCTCTCACCAGTATTGCTCCGACGCGATCGGCGCCGGGTCGGGGTCGACCCATGATTCTCCTTCCCTCACGACGTTGAGCCTCCACTCGATCTCATCTATCTGCCGCTTGAACGAGTCGATGACGAACGAGGTGGTCGGCGGGTCAAACAGAAGACGGACTCGGAGGTAGACATAGGTCTGAACCGAGGCCATCTTCACATCGGTAACGAAGTCGTCCCACGTGGGGTCGGCGTCTTCGATTACGAACCCATCCTCAGGCCCGATTCCGACTTGGTTGAGAATGGCGAACACCGAGTTGATGTGAAGCACGATGTCCATGTCGAACGACGTGTCTTCCTCAGCTATGCCGAGAACTTTCTTGACACTGGTGAGGATGCTTTGTGCCACGTGGGAAACCTCCTCCCATTTTGACTGTTAGCGACGTCGCGAGTTCGCCAGAAGGTCGACCTCACGCTGGACGTGAGCCGGGTCGTAGCCGGCGGCCTGGAGCTTCTTGGACCGCTCGGGGTCGTTGCCCCAGAGACCCCGCCACACCTCATCGGCGAGCTGCTTGTAGGTCTTGCGGCCCTTCGGCCCTGTTGCGGCGTGGTCTTCGTTGAGGAGACGCTCGACCTCGCGCTGGACCTCGTCGGGGTTGTAGCCCTGGGAGAGCAGCTTGCGTCGGCGTTCGGGTCCGTTGCCCCAGTTGCCCTTCTGGACGATCTCCTTGGCGACCTCGGCGACCGTCAGCTTCTTGCCGGGGTTGGAGGGGTTCGGGGAGGAAGGGGGCTGGTAGTCGCCGGGGAAGACCAGAACGTGGACGTGGTCCATGTGGTTCTCGGTCGGGCTTCCTCGGTCGGCCATCTTGCGGACGACGCCGGGCTGGGTGACGGTCGAGGTGATGTGCTGCTGCCAGATCACGTGCTGAAGCCGGAGACGCTTGCGGTTGGTCCAGAGGTAGTTCCGGATCCAGTCGCCATCGGCCTTGTTGCGGACCATGAAGTCCAGGGCTCGCCCGCTGTGGTGCTCGGTGTTGCTGACGTCGCCGTCGTAGCCCCACATGTACCAGGGGGCATGCTTGGCTGCGGCGGCCTTGTCGTAGACCTCCTTGGAAATGGACTTGGTCGCAGCGGCGACCTTGCCGAGCTTCTCGCTGACGGATGCGTAGCTCATTCCGAAACCTCCTCGGCGTCGAAGTCGGCGTCGTTCACGTCGGCTTCGGTGACATCGTCGACGTCTTCCAGAACGTCCCCGCAGGGTCGTCCGTTCTTGTTGTCGGCCATGAATCTCCTCCTCGTTACCAGAGTTTTGTGTCGCCAGCTCTTCGTTCGACGGGAGGCTTCGGGAGCATCCTCTCGTCTCCGTAATGAATGGCGTTGTGGGTGTTATGCGTTACCGTGATCAAGTTGTTTGGATCCAACAGAGCAGGATCCCCCGCCTCGATCTGGGCCGGCGTGATCGGGTTCAGATGGTGAATGAATAGGCCTCTGTGAATTTCGTGGCCTTCGATCCCGAGATCGCACCCGTTGTCCCGGATGATGATCCCGTCTCGAGCGTTACGCCATTCGCGAGAGGTGTAGAAACCCTGATTCATGTACCGATCGAACCCGAAGGTTGCCTGCCCTACTTGACCACGTAGAGCTAGATAGCGGTAACGCTCTTCGAACGTGGCTATCCGCCGGAGCTCTGAATACGACCTGTTAGTAGCCATCGTCGTAATCATCGTCCTCTTCGGAAGGCTGACCCTGGTAGCCGCGGAAGGCGTCCATGGCCTTGGCGTACATCGCTTCCAGTCGCATGGTCGAGCCCATGGCTTCGATCTTGGCTTTCTGGAGTTCGATCTCGCCTTGGATACGAGCCTGTTCCTTCTGTTCTCGAGATGACCCCATCTTCAGGTAATGGGTGATCACCTGAGCTGATGCGGTACCGTCCTCGAGCTGCTGTTCGGCTAGCCTTTCGGCCTTTGCGATCAGCCGGTTCTCCCTGCCTTCGGGAGTTGTGTCCGGCTTTCGACGGCGCCTACTTGTCTCGGCTGAGGGTACAGTTTTGCGTTGGACAGGCATGGTTTACAACTCCTTTCGGGAGGGTTCATGTCAAGAAAACTGAGGCTTCTCCAGAGGGTTCTTCGCGCCGACGGATTGTCGGGGTGCCCAAGCTCGAGATGCGAGATGCGAAGAACCCCCGGGGGAAACCTCAGGGGGCAAAAACTTTGCCCAAAAGTCCCGCCGGGGATATTTTTGGG